GCCGCGTCCGATACATGGACCCGAACACGGGGAAGTGCATCGAAGGGACGGCGGAGGACAGCAGCGTTTCCGGGGACCAATGCCTGGAAATCAAGGCCAAGGTCGGGAGCGTGGGCGAGGCGCAAGCGCTGGCAAAGAAGCATCTGCGCCTGCACAACAAGCTGGCGAAAACCGCCACCTTCACCCTGCCGGGAGACGTGGGGCTTGTGGCCGGGGTCACGGTCCAGATCAAAGGCTTTGGCGGCTGGGACGGGAAATACATCGTCACCAGAGCGGTCCATACGGTGGGCGGCGGCGGATATACCACGCAAATCACGATACGGAAGGTGCTGGACTACTGATGAACATTGAGGACATCGTGCGGGAGGGGAAAGTAACCGCCGTGGACAACGGAAAGCGCATTGCAAAGGTGTGGTTTGATAGCATGGGGATTGAATCGGACTGGCTTCCAGTGCTGATAACCCGTGATTTTATACCAGACTACGATGTGCCGCAGCGGACGGAGTTTGAGGCGGGCGGTTCTGGGGACCCGGCGTTTGCGAGCCACAAGCACGATTTGATTATCAAGCCCTATATGCCAAAGGTCAACGACCTGGTGCTGGTGCTGTACTTCCCTGTGTTCAACGGGGACGGGGTGATTTTGGGAGGTGTGAAGCCGTGGCGCTGATTGGCTACCTGGGGAAAAGCCCGGACGATGGGATTTCGTTCATCGTATCCCGCGAGGTATTCCGCACGCCTAAAAATCTGAAATGGAGCGGGTCGGTCCGGTATGCCACCCACGAGCGGCACAACACACACGCGCTGACAGAGTTTACCGGGATAGACCCGGACCGCTTTTCGTTCGACATCCTCCTGACGGCGGAAATGGGCGTGGACCCGCTGAAAGAAGTCGTCAAGATTTGGAACTACGAGCGGGACGGGGAGGCGCTGGGGCTGGTCATAGGCGGGAAAGCCTACGGGAAATACCGTTGGAACATCGTGAATCACGAAACCAAGATAGAGTACACCGATGGAAACGGGGATATGTACGCCGTGGAAGTGTCGGTGGAGCTTCTGGAATATCTGAAAGGAGAGGACCAGAATACCAGCAGCGCGGCCCCGGCTCCAGCACCAGCACCGGAGGCGGCGGCAGATACCGGCGGCGGTGCATCCGACGGCGGGTCCGGCGGAACGACCTACACCGTCAAGAAGGGGGACAACCTCTGGACGCTTGCCAAAAAGTTCTACGGGAGCGGCGCGGACTACACCAAAATCTACGAGGCAAACCGGGACACGATAGGGAAAAATCCGAACCTTATCTATCCGGGGCAGACGTTCACGATTCCGGGATAAGGGGGCGAGAGGATGGAGTACACTGTTTCCGCGACGGACCTTGCGAACATCCAACTGAACGAAGAGGACCGGGTGAAGGAAATCCTGCGCAACGTGGCCGTTATCCTGGCGACGCCGAAGGGCAGCGTACCTATGTACCGGAGTTTTGGGCTGGACATGAGCTTTTTAGACAAGCCTATGAATCTGGCAAAAAACATGGCCGTTATCCCGGTGCGGGAGGCAATCGAGGAATGGGAGCCGCGCGCGGAATACAAGGATATAAACCTGTTCTTTGACCCGTCCAATCCGGGGAAGCTGGCCTTTACTGTGCAAATCGAAATCAAGGCAGGTGATTCAGCATGAGCAGACCGGCGGAATACAAATTTATCCCCACGGACCCGGAGGACATTGTGATATGGCTGACGGCCATTTACGAAGAAATCATGGGCGTCACCGTGCAACCCGCCAGCCCGGAGCGGCATTTTATCCAGTGGATGGCGGAAGCAATCGTGCTGGAGCGGGTGCTGACCAACTACACGGCCAACCAGAACATCCCAAGCCGGGCGGTGGGGGAAAACCTGGACGCGCTGGCGGAACTGTTCTACACCCAGGAGCGACCGCAGGCCAAGGCCGCGACCTGCACCATGCGCTTTACCATTTCCGAGCCGCAGGCGTTCGCCGTGCTGATACCGAAGGGGACCCGCGTAACGGACGCAAGGCAGACCCTTGTATGGGAAACACTGGAGGACGTGTATGTGAACATCGGGGAGGAATACGAGGATACAAAGGTCCAGTGCCAGACAAAGGGAAAGCGGGGAAACGGATATGTGGAAGGGCAGATAGATTCCATCATTGACCCGTTCGCCTACTCCCTGTCATGCGAAAACTTGACCGAATCGGACGGGGGCGCGGACGCCGCCACGGACGAGGAATTTTACGAGCTGCTGCGCCTTAGTATGGACGGCTATAGCTGCGCCGGAGCGCGGGGCGGATACATCTACTTTGCCAAGCAGGTCAGCACCGAGATTGCCGACGTGATAGCGGCCTCTCCTACGCCGGGGGTGGTGAAGCTGTACGTCCTGATGGACGACGGAACACCGGCCACAGAGGAAATGAAGGAGCGGGTATTGGCGGCGTGCAGCGCCGACGACGTGCGCCCGCTGACGGACTTTGTTTCCGTGGAGGACCCGGAGGACGTGGAGTACAATGTGCGCCTCACCTTCTACACGCAGGAGGGCGCAGCAATCAGCGGCGAGGCGCTGGAGACGGCGGTGCGCGAGAAGGTGGAGCAGTACACGGCCTGGCAATGCGCGAAGCTGGGCAGGGACATCAACCCGTCCCGGCTTATCTCTATGCTGATGGAAACGGGCATCAAGCGGGTGGAGCTGGAGGAACCGGCCTTTACCTCCCTGAAAGACGGGAGCGGGACGGACGCGCCGCAGCTTGCCCGGCTGGCAGGTCCTCCGGTCATCATCAACGGAGGGTACGAGGATGAATGACTCCAAGCTGGGCATCACGCGCGAAAACCTTCTGCTTATCGTGCCGCCTGCGCTGACCCACGACCCGGCCATGATGGCGCGGGCGGCGGTGGACGCCGAGGCGCTGGCGGCGCGGCTGGCGGAAATCGACCGGGTGCGCATTATCTCCAACATCGACGCTCTGGATGAAACCGTGCTGGACATTCTGGCGCGGGATTTCAAGGTGGACTGGTACGACCCGGGCTACAGCCTGGAGGAAAAGCGCCGGACCGTCAAGAGCAGTTGGCGGGTGCATAAGACCCTGGGGACCAAGGCGGCGGTGGAGACGGCTATCCGGGCCATTTACCCGCTGACCACCGTGGAAGAGTGGTTCGAGTACGGCGGGGAGCCGTATCACTTCCGGCTGAACATCGACATCACCAGCGATTCCGGGGACAGGGCGCGGCAGAAGCGGGTGCTGGAGCGGCTGAATTTCTACAAATCCCTGCGGTCCCACAACGACGGCGTACGCTATTTCCTGGTGCCGGAAAAGTCCTGGGCGGTGGCCGGGGGCCTGTTCGCGGGAAGCCGAGAAATCGACCGGGCAACCATCCAAGTACCAGAGCTGGCGAAGCCGGGCGGGAAAATCGTCCTGCTTGCGGGCGGCGGGCTGACCGGGACCCGGAGCGTGGGCCGGGCGGAAGTCAAGGTCCCGGCGCTTATCAGGCCGGGCGGCAGGACCACCGTTGTTGCCGGGGGCGCGTTCGCCGGGAGCAGGAGCGCAGACCGGGCGACCGTCCGAGTGCCGCAACTGAAAAGGCCGGGGGCCGTCGCCGGGCTGACCGCCGGGGGCGCGTTCGCCGGATACCGGCAGCGGGTCAATGGGGCGGTGGACGTGCCGCCCCTCACCAGACCGCAGGGCGCGGCGAGACGGGCGGTGTCCACCGGCTGCATCGGGAGCATCGAGCGGGCGACGGTGAAGCTGGACACAAGGCGGGTGAAGGTCCCAACCGGCAGGGCCGCGACGGCTGGAGCGGCTGGGGTTTTCCACAGTTATCAACGTATGGCTGTCTATATTCCAACAACAATTTCAGGGAGGTAAAAATCTATGGCACACTGGAAAGACGCTGCCGTTACAAACGAGGGCGTGGAAATGCTCAACGAGTGGATGGCGGGCAGGAAAATCTGCATCGTGGCCGCGTTCGGCGGCACCGGGACGGTGGATAAGGAGCTGCTGACGGAGCAGACCGGCCTTGTGGACGCGAGACAGGAGCTTTACATCCTGGGCGAAGAGGACGGCGCGGACGGTAAGACCGTCCAGCTCCAGGTCCAGAACGCGGAAGTGATGGAGGAATACGAGCTGTCGCAGGTAGGCGTGTACGCCGCCCTGGACGTGGACAAGGAGAAAGCCTCGGACCCGGAAACCAGAGCCAAGATGAAGCTGCTATTCATCATGCAGGACGAAAAGGGCGTCACCATCCCGTCGGCCATGGAAGCGAGCTTCCTCCTGGAGCTGTACTGCATGATTGGCATTACCAACAACGGGCGGTTTGAGGTATCCATATCCGCCGCCGGTATCGTGACCGCCGCCTATCTGCGGGAAGTATTGGAGCGGACCATTGCCGCCCACAACGCGGACCCTGGCGCACATAACAGTCTGGCGGCGCGGATGCTGGCAATCGAAACCGCCCTGAACGGGAGCGGGACCATCATCCAGGCGGGCGACCCGACCGTGGAGACGGTGGGCCAGAAGGGCCAGCACTACATCAACCCCGAAACCGGGGCGGAATTTGAGTGCGTCGAGGTCAACGAGAGCGGATATATCTGGAATCCGGTGGAGGATGGAAAATCCGTCCGCGACCTGCTGGGGGCGCTGGGAAACGCGGAAACCACCCTGGCCGACGTGGACGCCCGGCTGGGCCTGCTGGAGCTGATGTACCGCACGCAGGTCAACGGCAACCCATTTACGGTGTCCTTCTCCGATATGTCCGGTCTGGTGGTGACGGGCGTATGGAACGAGACGTTGAAGCGGGTGGAGTTCTGATGAACGATGTGCGGGAATTTTCCGTACCGACCGCGCAACTGTCCTGCCTGATTGGCAACCTGTTTGCCGAACTGGAGCCGCCGTGTAGCGAGCCAGACGACCCGGATGCGCTGACGCTGTGCGGGAAAGCGCCGAGCGGGCGGGAGGCTATGCTGTTCGTCTACCGGGAGCATTGCCTTTTCGTGGGCGACCCGGAGGACCTGGACGCAGCGCGGAATGGGCGGTGCCCTGACCGGAGGTGCGGGCGTGGCTGACAAGGAATACATCTTAGGGAATAAGGCGCGGGAGCTGCTGACCTACACCAACCAGGCTACCAAGATAGTCACGGACGATGTGAGCCAGCGGGACGTGCGGAAAATCTTACAGAAAATCGCCGCCCTTGACGACATCCGGGATGTGAAGCAGGTATGCGGCCAGATGATAGGCTACCTGGACCGAAAGGACAAGCAGGGGTTTACCAAGGCCGCGTACCGCTGCTACGGCGAGGATATGCGGAAAACCACAAAGGCCATTGTCCGGGACATCCACGCGGCCAACGGGAAAATGTTCGTCATTGAGTACGAAGAGCGCCTGCGGCTTATCGGGCAAATCCTGGATGGCTGTAGTCTCATGCTGGAGTACATTCAAATCTGCCTGGACATGGGCGTTATCTCTCTGGAGAAAAGCAAGGTCTGGACAAAGAAGGTGCTGGACGTGAAGTATATGTCGGCGTCGTGGAAGAAGAACGACGGCGCACGGGCAAAGAAGCTGGAGGCGGAGAAGCAGGCGGAAGAGGACGCCCGGCAGGTTGCCGTGGTGAAAACCGCGATAAGCCAGTACAACGCCGAAAGAAAGGTTCAGCCAAACAGAATTTAGATACTCGGCGGAGGCATCCGCCTTGTGTTAGGGTGCGGCCCGTATTTTTTCCGCGTCGAACTGGTGGCTCCGTTGCCCCTATTGCAACTCCAGCAACGGTGCGACGAACGCGCAGAACGTGAACTCCAATGGCAGTTGGAACAACAACAACTGCTCCAACACGTATGGCATCCGCCCCGCTCTGATGGACCGTGAGAATTAGTAGCCTGGGAACAGGCGAACACAGTACACCATCATCAAAGGGGGCCGCATCCTGTCGAACGCCTGCGCGCGGGCAGACGACAAACACATCACACCGAGGCGGGCCGTCCTTGATGGGACGCAGCCCGCTGCCGTGGGGGAGCGGGCCGGTGTTAGGCATGGGCTGGCCGACCTCCCCCTATCCCCGGCCAGCCAAGATTTTAGGTGATTCACGGCATGACCTACGAAGAAATGTGCCAGTTTGAAACGCTGTATAAGGCGTACCTGACGGCACGGAAGGGCAAACGGGGAAAGGCCGGAACCGCCCAATATGAGGCAAACGCCCTGGCCTGCACGGAAAAGCTGTCGCGGCTCCTGCTGACCAAAACCTACCGGCCAAGCAAGTTTGAAATCTTCAAGGTGTACGAACCGAAGGAGCGGGACGTACAAGCTCCGGCGTTTGTGGACAAGGTGGTGCTGCACGCCGCCACCGACAACATCCTGTACGACGCAATAACCAAGGGCTTCATACGGGACAACTATTCCAGCCAGAAGGGCAAGGGGACCCACGACGGCCTTGCACGCTTAAAGCTCCAGATGGTCACATACTACCGCCGGTACGGTACGGCGGAGGGCTGGGTGGTCAAAGCAGACATCCGGCACTTTTTCGCATCCATCGACCACAGGAGACTAAAGCGGGCGCTGAAAAGGCTGTTTATCCGGCGGGGCCTGGATATGGAGCTGTACGACCTGCTCTGTATCTACATCGACGCATCGGACGGCCTGCCGCTGGGCTACCAGACAAGCCAGCTTTTCGCCCTCCTGTTCCTGGACGAGTTCGACCACTGGATAAAAGAGGAAAAGGGCTGTGAATCCTACGGGAGATACATGGACGATTTTTATATCATCGTCCAGACGAAGGAAGCGGCGCAACAGCTCCTCGCTGAAATCCGGGAATGGATAGATAGCCTGGGGCTGGAGCTGAACGAGAAAACGGGCATCTTCCCGCTGCGGAACGGTATCGACCTTTTGGGCTTTCATAGTTACCTGACCGAAACCGGGGCCTGCGTCCAAAAGCTGCGCAAGGATGGGATTGAAAGAATCCAGGCACGCATCCGCTACTGGAGGGCGGCATACCCCGCCGGAGAGATTACCAAGGAGAAAATCATAGACCAATTTCAAGGGTGGGACGCACACGCGGCCCACGGCGACACTCACGCATTACGGCAGAAGTACGCCGAACAGGTGGGGGAGATCATCGGGGAAGTGCCGAAAATCCACAGGAAAATCAACTCCACCAAAGAGGCCCGCATCCGCAGGAGGGCGAAACAGCAACGGTGCATCCAGAAGAAAAAGGGTGTGCCGGTTTCTTTTGCCCGGCCAGCGATGGAAGGACCGCGCCCGGACGACATACCGCCGTGGTAATTCAAAACCACCGTTTTGCTCGCCGCTTACGCGGCAACCGCAAAACATGGTAAATAACAAAACAGGAGGAAATTTTATGGCATCTGTCGCATTGAGCGCAAAGGCCGTCGGCTCTACCGTCAAGCTGAAAGTCGGCGGCACGGCGCGAAACTTCATCGTGGTCCACAAGGGCAAGCCCAGCGCCGCCTACGATGCAAGCTGTGACGGCGTATGGCTGTTGATGGAGGACATCTACGAAAACCGCCAGTGGCACAGCTCCAACGTCAACGACTACGCCGCCAGCACCATCCACGCATACCTGAACAATCAGTTCCTCGCCCTGTTCGACGCCAACATCCAGGCGCAAATCAAGCAGGTCAAACTTCCCTACCGCCCCGGTTCCGGCTACGGCACGAACGTCAACAACGGGGCCAACGGCCTGTCCGCCAAAATCTTCCTGCTGTCCGGCACGGAAGTCAGCATGGCGCACAGCTACATCCCGGTCCTGGGCGCGGAGCTGGACTACTTCAAGGGGTGCGCGGACACAGGTTCGGACACAAAGCGCGTTGCGAAGCTGAACGGTTCCGCGTCGTACTGGTGGCTCCGTTGCCCCTTTTGCGACTCCAGCTACGGTGCGACGTTCGCGCAGCGCGTGCGCTCCAATGGCAGTTGGAGCAACTACTACTGCTCCTTCACGTATGGCATCCGCCCCGCTTTGATACTTCCCTCTTCTCTCTTGGTCTC